AGGCTGTCCCGCGCCGTCTTAATGAAAAAAGCCACGTCAACAAGCATACCGCCGTCAATCATGGCCCCGTAATCGGGTTTCTTCCAGATGTTATCTTTTTTGACGTACTTGTCGGCCTCCCGCCCGTTCATGGCCGCCAGGTCGCCGGAGAGAAGGCCGCGCTCTTTCCATAGGTCTTTTTTCGCGCCGCCTATCTTCTCCCCAAAATCTTCATGCTGCACAGGGTTCGCCATAGCGCCGCCCCCCTTCGTTAAAGCTCCGCGTCATGGGATTTTTTCGGCTTGCCGGGAGCGTCACGCTCCGGGCGCCTCCCAATGACAGCGGCGGTTTTCTTTTCACTCCATGAATCCAGCCCGGCCTTGTCCTCTTGTTTTACGGCAAACTCCCGGTAGCTCTGATATAACAGCCCGCCAAGTACAACGGCCAAGCCGAGTATTATTACAATCTCGCCACACCTTATTCCTGGCGCTCGCTGACTGTTTCGGCCATTACCGATACCAACATACAGTTTCTGGACGAGACAGGGGAGAGGGGGGTACAGCGTCCGTACCTCAAGTTACAGGAGAAGATAATCATAGCGTTTTTGGTTCTTGAAATTGGCATTCATGCCTTGGCATTGATGAAAGGACGGTGATCTTTTGACCTTGGTAAACATCATTACATCGATCGTCGGTGTTCCTCCTGTTGGCTGGGAGTTTGTACCGTACCTGTTGGCATCCTTCACGTTTTTTGTTGGCTGCTGGATTTTCTGGAAGCTTATCTCTATACCGCTTCGGTTTATGAGGGGGTTTTTTTAGGTGAATTGGAGCAATTGGCCCACCTATGCAAATCAAGTTCTAAGTTGGTTTCTTGGCCTGTTTCCCCAGGTTTTAGACCTGTTTATGTCTACCCCTGTTATTGGGATTCCCATTATTCTGGGCATCGTTGTTTTGATACTAAGGCTTGTGCTCATGTTCGCAGGAGCATTTATGCCTGGTAATAGCTCAAAAAGTGAAAAGTGAAAGGAGGATAAAGCACATGGCAACGATTATTACAAACATTGGCTTAATCTCTGTCTGGTTCCTCACCTTGTTCAAGGATCTTTGGGACGCTGTCATTCTGAACGACTGGATCATTTTTCCGATCGTGTTTGGTTTCCTAATGATGGGCTGCACCGCTGTGATCCGCTTGGTACGCAAAGCACGTAATAGTGGTTAGGAGGACGCGGTTATGCTGAAAGGTTACAAGGATCTAGTTTTGTACCTGATCGGCGCTGTAGCGTCCACCTTATCCGGAGAGTTGCTATCCCTGCTATATGTGGGGATAGCGGCTCTTGCTGTTTATAGGTTATCCAGGTACTTTTTCAGGGGGCATCTGTAATGCATATTTGGAACAACAAAGTAATTTCCTTGATCTTGGGTTCTCCCGGCTCCGGTAAGTCTACCATGGCGGCAATGCTGGTAGCTCTCGCTAACAAAAAGGGTGTGCCTGTTTATTGTAACTATCCTGTGCTTGGCGCCTATATGGTTGATATGAATGATGTGATCAAACGCGATTTGGGGGAGAGCGTCCTTATCATCGATGAGGCGGGCTTGCATTACAACAGTCGCCAGAGTAAGGGGAACAGCAAGGATTTTACACCAGAACATTATCATTGGTTCGCGACTACCAGGCACCGCAAGACACAACTGTTTATCATTGTACAGAACTGGGGTAGGGTAGACATCGTACTTCGGCAGCTGGCGACCGAGGTTATTATGTGCCGCAAGGGATTCTTTGGATTTACGACGATAAAGGTTTATAACGAGCAAGTAAAGCTTTTGGAGGATAAGGAAGGGAATGCCACCGATTTTTTAGAGGTATTTTTTAAGATCCGTTGGCGGTGCTTTTGGAGGCCGAGCTATTACCACATGTTTGACAGCTTTCATCTTGATAAGGAATACCTGCGCGAGGCACCTGTATTATATCCTGCCGAGCATTTCCCCAAACGCCAGCCCCTTTGGCGGCGTCTCCTTGGCCTGTTTTGGCATCCGCCCAAGCGCAAGCCAAAGGCCCGCCAGCGAGCCGCAGGCCGCAAGCGGGCCGCGGTCGCTAGTTTCTTTAAGTCTCTTCTGGGAGGGTCGCAGTAAGCAAGTAATTTTTCCAAACGTTTGGAAAGTGGGGGAGTAGTATGCAGCCATTTATAGATTACCTGACATTTAGTATAAAGCCGGATCCAAAGGGTATGAACCCGGCCCGCATAGACAAAAAATATATCTTTGGCTTCCTGAATCTGATTGATTCAGAATTTTGTGATATTGGCCGCAGGGGTTTTTACGAGCATTGTTACACGTCTAATAATATCAGTATCTATCAGCCATATGAGGACAACGCAGCATCCCAGGGTTGGTGTGTAAGCATGACAGGGCAGGGGTGCCGCTATTATGAGCAGTTGCAAAAGGATGGAGAATTTGTCGATTTATGGCGGGAATTCTTTGTCCGTTTGCGTAATCTGAACCGTGCGGGCTGTCATGTGAATGTATCCCGTGTCGATATTGCTGTTGATGATTATGATGGAATTCTTGATATGGACAAGATCTCTGAATCTGCCAATTCCCGGGAGTTTGTGTCCCAGTTCCGAACTGCTTACGAGCAGGGTTACAACAATATTCTCACAGGGGAGGGGAAGGGGCGTACAATCTATTTCGGTACTCGTAAAAGCGCAACCTTATGCCGATTCTATGACAAGCTGATCGAGCAGAAGCAAAAACACCGTGATAATCCGGAGAAAATGGAAGAGCTTTCAAGGATTCCTCATTGGGTTCGGATGGAATTTGAATTCAAGAGGGAACAGGCTGTTAAAATCGTTAATATCATATGTGATGCAGAGCATTTTGGCCGCTACTATGCGAAGGTAGTCAACGCCTATGTTCGTTTTGTTCATTCGAGTGATTCCAACGTTACCCGCCGTCCTATGAAAAGCTGGTGGAAACGGTTTATTGGTACGGTGCAGCGCGCCAAGCTCTCTGTTGGTCAATTCAAGAGCTTTAGCTATGATAAGGTTGTTCAGTACTATGACAAGTATCTTACCACTACAGTATTTACGATCCTTTCCGGTATGTCACTCGATGATTTTCTAGAGCGTACATATAACCGCGCTGTAGGTCGCATTAAGACCAAACACCGCGCAATTATGAATAATGTTTCATGCACTTATGATCTTAACCCGTCCCAATGGTGGGACTTTTTGAATCCTATTAAATACAGTGAAAGGGTCGCCTATGAGTAAATACGGGTCGTACAACTGTTACCATTGTTTGTGTGAGGTCTGCAACCGTGTACACTGTCCGCATATGTACAAGCGGTACAGGATTGGTTTTTGCACCTCCATGATCATGCGTGAACGGTGCCCGATAATCAAGTGTGATTTCTTTGAACACATAGAAAAACACAAGGTATACCGGGTTGTGCGGCGCGAGAAAAAGCGCGATCAATTAATAAGACGACTTGAATCGCTGGAAAAACGCATAGGGGATTTAGCAGAGAGACTATAAAAGACTGTAAAAATTTGACAGTCAATTTCGCTAAATAAAAACTCTCTAAAGTGCGCAGGGATTTAATGTCAGCCATTTATAAGCCTAATTATAGGTTTATTTGTGCTGCCTGTAAAAAAGGCCCTCAATTTTTTGGACTTAACCTTGGCCCGTAGGCCCGGCTTGTAGCGAGAATTGGCAACTTTAGAGGGGGGAGCCCCGCACCCGTCAAGTAAAACGGGTGCGGAATTTACGCACCGTTGTTTAATAACTTCAAGAAAGGATCGGGGTATTATGAGAAAACTTCTTAATAAGTTTCTATCTTTAGACGATATGAGTAAAGAAAATTTATTTACAGCTTATTATTTCTATTTCG